GACTATCGATTTCTTGATGGTTGGATGGAAATGGAAAGCAGGGTTGTGGCGCTTGAGGAAAAAATCGCCCGACTCGAAAAGGAGCCTAAGAATGGTTGAGCCAACTTTAGGAAGCTACCTCGTCATGGGCGTCTTTGTGCTTGTTGTTTTGTTCGGCTGGTGGGTGATCTGGGAAGACCACAGAAACAGGAACAAGAAAAAGGAGGGTTCGAATGGCTGAATTTGCATTGCTGATCGGCGGTGTTTGCTTAGGCTGGATACTGGCGCAAGTCTACGATACATGGACCGCCGTTCGAGGCCGCAAAAACTCCGGTTGGCTTATCCAGCGAAGGCTTGAGCGTGAACGTCAGCTCCAAGACATTAACGAGCGAAGGCTTGAGCGTGAACTACTGGCAACCAAAAAGGAGGGTGATTGATGTCTCCGTCGCACCGCGAAACCAAAAAATGGCAAAAGCCTCAGAACCGCTCAAAACTTGTTAGCCGTAGCGAAGACCCGAAACGATATTGGCCACCAAAGCGAAGCGGCAGGCGTTGGTTCTGGAAAATGCCTTACGACAAAAAGGAGCCTAAGACGTGAAGCTTCAACAGGGCTATTCAATCGTTGAAATGACCAAGATGATGGCAGGATTTCCGCCTTGCTACCAGCACGGGCACACACCGCCACGTGAACCATACGAACAGCCGCCTGTCGAAATATATTGGATAACCACTTACCACTTAAAGGAAAGTTCATGGAACGTAGGTACAGAAAGGCAGCACTTAAGGCAGGCTTTAGGTCTGGCCTAGAGCAAGACAACGTGAATCACCTAGAGAACCTCAAGGCTACCTACACCTACGAAGCCAAGAGGTTCCCCTACACCCCCAAGGTTCGACACTACACACCAGATGTAATTCTCGGCAATGGTATTGTAGTTGAAATCAAAGGGTACTTCTCTACGGAGGACCGATCAAAGCACAAGTTGATTAAGGCGCAGTACCCAGAGATGGATTTAAGGTTCGTGTTTAATAACCCAGGGAACTACATAAGGAAGGGGTCAAAGACTACATATAGCGACTGGTGCGACCAGTACGGTTTCAAGTGGGCTCAGGGCCTAATACCAAAGGAATGGATTAATGAGAAGTAAAACAGCAGTAGTGTTCTCTTGTAGGCACACAAAACCGGGGGTCTCTAATGACCGATTTAACATTCTCGGGAAGTTCCTTTATGACCTCAAACCAGACTATGTTGTAGACCTCGGGGATGGCCCAGATATGGCTAGTCTCAACTCCTACGACACTAAACGACCTGAGGCTATTGTAGCTCAGAACTACGAACAAGCCATGGACACCGAGAACGATGCTCAAGAGCGTATCCGATGGGAGTTCACAAGGAACAAAAAGAAGAAGCCAGTGTTTTATGGATTTGCGGGGAACCACGAGGAGCGTATTAACACTGCTATCGCACATGACCCTAGACTGCACGGAGAGTCCTACGGGATTAGCTTTAAGCATCTCAACACTGACAAATGGTACGACCACTATGTTGAGTATGAACACGGAGCCCCAGGAATCTACAACATCGATGGAGTAGACTACGCACACTTTATAGGCTCCGGTAACTACGGAACCCCACTCTCAGGGGACGCACACGGTAAAGCCCTAGTGACTAAGAGACTTAAGAGTGTTTCTGTAGGGCACAGCCACAAACGCAACATCTTCTTCAAGGATGACGCTAAGGCTATTGGTTGTGTTGTAGGGTGCATGAAGGGTGCCCCAGAGGGTTGGGCAGGTCAGTCTAACGGTGAGTGGTGGTCTGGGGTTGTAGTCAAACGTAACATCGAAAACGGGGTATATGAGCCTGAGTTCATTAGCCTTAGTACATTGGAGAAAGAATATGATTGTAATTAATGGCAACAGGATTGAGTTCGTGAGTAACAGTTTGACATTTGAAGACTACCAACTGGAGGCCCAAGAAACAGCTATCTACTCTGGGTCCTTAGACGTTATGTACCCTGCCTTAGGTCTAGCTGGTGAAGTGGGGGAGACCCTAAACAAGATCAAGAAGCACTACCGGGATGGCACCTCTTTAGACAAGGACGATATGACTAAGGAACTGGGAGATATCCTTTGGTACCTCAGTGCATTGGCTACAGACCTAGACATTGACCTTGAGGAAGTAGCTATGGGGAACCTAAAGAAACTTAGGGACCGTCAGGAACGTGGTGTTCTTGGAGGTTCAGGTGATTACCGATGACAGTTTACATTGTATTTCACGGGACAGAGGACAGTGAAGCCGTTAATGGCGTATATCTGTGGGAACATGAGGCTGAGGCAATTTGTGACTCCTTGAATAGAGATGCCAAATACGGTTATTATTACATAGATGAATATGAGGTGGAAACATGAGAGTTAAGTTGGACGACGATCAAATGGATGAGGTTGTTAAGTTTAAATTGGTTCGCTACTTGCGGCACTTACTAGACCCCGAAGATGACATCTACGAAACCTTCGACAACAGGGCGGCTGACATTAGTGCCTTTTGTGGGACCCTTAGGTACTTCACAACCGAAGATGAATACAACGAGATTATTGAAGGATTGAAATGAACGATTACCAAAAATTTATTGCTATTAGCCGGTATGCCAAGTGGCTACCAGAAGAGAACCGACGAGAATCCTGGGAGGAAACTGTTAGGCGCTACATGACCGAGGTAGTGAACCCTAAGTTGCCTATACCTACTGTTGATGAGCACCCAGACGAGTTGTTTCTGGAGTTGCTTGAGGCCATTGAGACCCTAGACGTTATGCCTTCTATGCGTGCTGTTATGACCGCAGGTAAGGCCCTAGAGCGAGACAACACCTGTGGCTACAACTGTAGTTACCTGCCTGTGGATTCTCCACGGTCATTCGATGAGGCTATGTTCATTTTGTTGTGTGGTACTGGTGTAGGTTTCAGCGTGGAGCGCCAGTACATTTCGAAGTTGCCAGAGGTACCTCAAGAGCTAAAGGATTCAGAGCATGTCATTAAGGTTGCAGACAGCAAAGAGGGGTGGGCTCGTGCTTACCGCCGACTTATCTCACTACTTTACAGCGGAGAAGTACCTAAGTGGGACACCTCTGCTATCCGAGAAGCTGGAGCAAGACTTGAGACTTTTGGTGGAAGAGCTTCAGGACCAGCACCACTCATCGATCTTTTCGAGTTCACAGTCAACAAGTTTCGGGATGCCCTTGGACGAAAGCTGAGTTCCCTTGAGTGTCACGACATTATGTGTAAGATTGGGGAGGTTGTAGTTGTGGGTGGTGTACGCCGTTCTGCAATGATTAGCCTCAGTAACCTTAGCGATGATCGAATGCGACATGCCAAAACAGGACAATGGTGGGAGACTGCAAGCCACAGAGCCCTTGCCAACAACTCAGTCAGCTACACAGAGAAGCCAGATGCTATTAGCTTTCTACGAGAGTGGACTTCTTTGGCGGAAAGCGGAAGTGGGGAGCGAGGAATATTTAATCGGGTCGCTTCTAAGGGCCAAGCACTACGTAATGGCCGAAGGGATGCTAACCATGAGTTCGGAACCAACCCGTGCTCCGAGATTATCCTGAGGCCCTACCAGTTTTGTAACTTAACGGAGGTTGTAGTTCGTGCAGAAGACACAGTGGATACTCTTTCAGAGAAAGTTCGGATGGCGACCATCCTGGGGACGATCCAGAGTACCTACACGCACTTCCCGTACCTACGGAAAATCTGGCAGACCAACACAGAAGAAGAACGGCTTTTGGGTGTGTCGCTTACGGGCATTATGGACAACCCCCTAATGACAACAAAGAACAAAGGATTGGAGAAGACTCTTGAGCACCTACGAAATGTTGCTATTAACACTAATGCTGAGTTTGCTAAGCGGCTTGGTATTCAGCCTTCCACTGCTATTACTTGCGTCAAGCCAAGCGGTACGGTATCACAACTTGTTGATAGCGCAAGCGGTATTCATCCTCGTCACTCTAAGTACTACATTCGTACAGTTCGGGGTGATAACGCGGATCCTCTCACATCTTTCCTGAAGGACCAAGGGATTCCTAATGAACCTGAGTTCCACCAACCGGATAAGACTACGGTATTTAGTTTCCCTCAGGCAGCACCAAAGAAGGGGGTTGTAACCTCGGACCTAACGGCTATTGAGCAACTACAAACATGGCTTATTTACCAAAGGAACTGGTGTGAGCATAAACCGAGTATCACAGTGAATGTGCGTGACGATGAGTGGCTGGAGGTAGGTAACTTTGTATATCAACATTTTGACGAGATATCCGGGATTAGCTTCCTACCTTATAGCTCCCATACGTATCAACAGGCACCGTATCAAGAGGTTTCTTGGAAGGAGTACGTAGAAATGAAACGAATGAGTCCTAAGGACATCGACTGGGCCAAACTCAAAGACTACGAAAGCGAGGACAACACAACTGGTTCTCAGAGTATGGCTTGTAGTGCAGACGGTTGTGAGATTGTGGATTTAACATGAATAAGACACTATTGACACTTTTGGTTGTAGTCATTGCATTTGCAGGCTGGGCCACTCACAGAGCCTACTCAGAGACCCTGATTAAGCTTACAGAAGAAGCCGTAATGTTCGAGGGGGACTTTAAGGAGGGCTCCAGTAAACGACTCAAGTTCTACATAACCTCTAACCCTAAGACGAAGACTGTAGTGTTTAGCTCTATGGGGGGTGTATTCGGGGAGGGACTTGAGGTAGGGTACATCCTAGATGACAACAAGATGACTGCACAGGTTATGGAAGGAGATAAGTGTGTTAGTGCCTGTGCCTTTGCGTTCTTGGGAGCCCACACCCAATACATGAGTGGTGCCTTGGCGTTCCATGAGGCTTGGGCAGACTACTCTACAAAGACTAAGGAGACACTGTTCTCCCAGGGTCAAGACATCGGGGGCTACACCCTGTACTACGTAATGAAGATGGGCTACAGCAGTCAACTAGCGTACATCATTCAGGCTAAGACTAACAGGAGTACCTTCCTTGTGTTTACTAGCCCTAAGGATCTGAATGTACTCTTTGTGTCCAAGGATATTGACAAGACACCATTGAATGCCTACAACAACTGGCCCGTGAAAGACCAAAGTTGGCTCAAGACGCACATTAAGAAATC